TTTGGGATTGTTTTGATTATGATATTACAGTTATACAAAAACCGATTTTAGGCCGTTGCCAATTCTTTGGTAAAGATAAAAAAATGCATGCTGGAGAATATGAATTTACAATTGATAATTGTCACAGAGACACATCAATTATAAATACAAACTTCAGTGAGCATGATCCGGAACATAAAAGCTTTAATATCATTGCTCTAGACAATGGTCAATTTGCTGCACAACCAAACAATAGAGTTATCTGGAATGATAATAGTCTTATTCCGGATAAATTAATGACTCCTGATTTTAAAGTTTGTACACAAAATTATAGGGTTGAAACTCAATCAAAATGGTCAGTTGGACACACTGACGAATGGCAATATAAAACCGAAGAGGAAAAACAATCGGATGAGTATCTTCAAGGCGAATAAAATAGATGCTACTGAACAAACATGTTTTTTTGGAGAACCTGTCAATATTGCTCGATATGATAAGCAGCGATATTCTATTTTCGAAAAATTAACTGATAAACAACTTGGTTTCTTTTGGAGACCCGAGGAAGTTGATTTGTCTCGTGATGGTAAAGACTTTAAAGGTCTCAATGAACATGAACAACATATATTTACAGCAAATCTTAAAAGGCAAATACTTTTGGACTCTGTACAGGGGCGAGCTCCCACCATGGCTTTCCTCCCTATATGTTCACTGCCTGAATTGGAAACCTGGATCCAAACTTGGGCATTTTCTGAGACTATTCATTCCCGTTCGTATACACATATTATACGAAATGTATATAGTGACCCCTCGACAGTTTTTGACGAGATGCTTGACATCAAAGAAATTGTTGATTGCGCGCACGATATTTCTTATTATTATGATAAGCTTATACGTCTAAATGATTCTCATCAAAGACATGGTGAATATGATCACAAAAAAGCATTATGGATGTGTTTAAACGCAGTTAATGCGCTTGAAGGAGTAAGGTTTTATGTCTCGTTCGCATGTAGTTGGGCATTCGCTGAAGTCAAGAAGATGGAAGGCAATGCTAAAATCATCAAACTTATCGCTCGCGATGAAAACGTTCACCTTGCCTCAACTCAAAATCTCCTCAAGATTCTACCAAAAGAGGATGGAGACTTTGCTCAAATACAAGAAGAGACACGGGATGAATGCATCAAGCTATTTGATATGGTGGTCCAGCAAGAAAAAGCTTGGGCAAATTACCTTTTCAAAGATGGTTCGATGATTGGACTTAACGAAGAACTTCTTTGTCAGTATGTCGATCACATTGCAGCTAAGAGAATGGGTAACATTGGGCTTAATGGTAAGCCTGGTGTAAATCCGCTTCCATGGACACAAAAATGGATTGCAGGTTCTGATGTTCAAGTTGCTCCGCAAGAAACAGAAATTACTAGTTACATAATTGGCGGAGTAAAAAAAGATGTTGATGCTGACACGTTTAAAGGATTTAGTTTATGAACTGGATTCTATGTGATCATTGTGAAGAAGAATTTAGAATTATTACAGATTCTTTAACTATTCCACATTACTGTCCGATGTGCGGAGAAGATTTAGATCTAGATGATGATATCTTAGATGAAGAATGGGAAGAATAGGTTTTCCTGTGTCTTGGCTATATGAGAACAAAGAGTTCAAAAACGAAGAACAATATTACGGTTTTGTTTATATTATAAAAAATAATATCAATAACAAGAAGTATATTGGTAGGAAATATCTAACTAAAGCTGGGTATAAAACCGTTAAGGGAAAACGTAAAAAAGTACGTAAAGAGTCAGATTGGGAAACTTATTACGGATCTTCTCCTTCATTAAAAGAAGATATTGAAAAATATGGTAAAGATAATTTTACAAGAACCATCTTAAGATTATGTAAAACACGTGGTGAATGTAACTACTTTGAAACCAAATATATATTTGATAACGACGCCATCTTAAGAGAAGACTATTATAACTCATGGGTATCGTGTAAGATTCAATCGAGTCATGTTAAAAATTTAATAGAGGAGTTTTCATGAGTTGGAAAAAGTATTACAGCATAAACATCTCATAGTCAGGGCAGAACTAACTCATCCTCCCGCCTGTGCTGATGATATAAAAATATGGATGGCAGATCTTGTAAAAGCTATAGACATGAAGATCCTAATGGGACCTTATGCCATATACTCAAATATGCCAGGCAATAAAGGTTTGACCGCGGTTACAATCATAGAAACCTCACACATATCTCTACACGTTTGGGACGAGTTTAGTCCAGCGCTTGCACAGTTAGATGTATATACTTGTAGCACACTTAACATCGATGATGTATTTAATGCGATACAACAATGGGATCCAGTAAAGGTGGAATATAAGTATTTAAATAGAGAAACAGGATTAACTTTAATTTAAGGTGTACAAATATTAATATTTGTATATAATATTCATTATGTGGAAAACTTTTAGCAAAACACGTAAGGGTGGCACTAGGCAATCTCAAACGATAAGATCTTCAAAAGGATCTAAATTTACAACTAGCACTGGTAATAAAGCCTACAGACGCGCACAATCGATCGATGGTAATAAAACTATTATAAGAGAAACCATGAATTATGGTAATGGCTTTCGGAAAATTAGAACTAAAACTGTTAATGCTGGTGCAAATTGGAAAGTTAAACCTGGAATTAAGTCACCAAAAGCTAAAGCAAGAAAGTTAACACAAAAACAAAGAAAAAATGAATGGACCATTATAAAATGGATGTTCTATATCATTATTGTTGGATATATTATTAGTATATTAAATTAAAATGGAGAATACAATGAATATTACACTTGAACTTACTTCAGATGAAGTAAATGCAATTCTAGGAACACTGGGCAATCTGCCTACCTCATCTGGTGCATGGCCTCTTGTACAAAAAATTAAACAGCAAGGTGAAAGTCAACTAGAAAACCTAGAGAATACAGATGCCCTGGCCAGCAAAGAATAGACCGCGTAAAGGGCGCCGGAAAATTGGATCAACAAAGCGTAAAGCAAGAAGCCTTCGTAATAGGAGAAAACGATAAGTGGGTAAAAGAAAAAGTATTCGATCGAGTATGACATCGAAAGGTGAGCGTCGCAACCAAGTAAATGGTGTGAAAGAAATGAGACGTGCACGGTCTCCTTTCGAAAAAGAAGCGAATAAACGCAAAGCTTGGAAAAAAGGTTTAAACCCATGGGTTACTATACCAGGTCCTTCAAGTAATATGAGATTTATTCGAGCTCGAGCTAATGACGTTTGGGGCGATCCTAAAAAACAAGCATATGGAATTTATGGTAAGGGATCAGGAGATGAATAATAATCCATGGATTATTGTTTATTCAAAAGATGCATGTCCATATTGTGATAAAGCAAAGGCTCTTCTTGAAAAAAAAGGTCATGAGTATACTGAAATAAAAATCGGTCAAGACATTATGCGTGAAGAATTTATATTCACATTTCCTGGGGTGAAGACCGTGCCCTTTATTATTATTAATGGAGAACACATTGGTGGTTATGACAGACTTACAGAATGGTTTAGCAAATGACTTTCTAAAAGAAAAACTACGTGAAAATATTCTTAGCGTAGTTTTTGTAAAGAAAGACGGAACAGAGCGAAAAATGCGTTGTACGCTTCGCGAAGACTTAATTCCTACATTACAGGAAACAACCACAGCGGCACAAAATCGTGTTCGTAGTGATGAATCTCTCGCAGTATGGGATCTTGAAAAAGATGGATGGAGATCTTTCCGCTACGATTCGATTATTGGATTTAGTGAGACTAATTAATGGCAACAGTTAATGATGAATTATCAGCTAACGCAAGAGGTGGTACAGAGTTAATGGGCGAACGCCTTGAAAACTCTATTAATCCTGAACTGCTTTCTAACTTTCAAATTATTCGTTCGCGAGTAAGAGGTCTCGATGAATCTAAGATTCGTATCTTATGGTTGCATGATCTACCTCAAGATCCAGAATCACAACATTTAGCAAATGGTGGATGGAAGAAATTTCATAAGCTTGTTTTTGTTTCTAACTGGCAAATGCAAGCTTACATAAATCACTATCAAATTCCGTATTCTAAATGTGTTGTTTTGCAAAATGCTATTACTCCTATTGAGAAACATGAAAAACCAAAAGATAAAATTAATCTAGCATATTGGTCAACACCGCATCGTGGTTTAAATATTCTTGTTCCAGTGTTCAAACGCCTGTGCGAAGAGCATGATAATATTGAATTGAATGTATTCTCTTCTTTTAATCTTTACGGTTGGGCAGAGAGAGACAAAGAATGGGAACCGCTTTTTGATGAGTGTCGAGAACACGATAAAATTAACTATTATGGTGCTTTACCAAATGATGAGTTAAGAGAACATTTAAAGCAACAACACATTTTAGCGTTTCCTTCTACATGGGTTGAAACTTCCTGTCTTGTATTAATGGAAGCAATGTCTGCTGGAATGCTTTGTGTCCATTCTAATCTTGGGGCGCTATACGAAACCGCAG